GGTGAGAATTTTGACACACCTTCTTTTAGGTTTTGATTGTAAAAATCTTACTCGGTTTTCTTATATGCCGTATGCACCACGATTTCACCCGGACGAACGATATTCACGTCCATCTTCATTCTCATCTGGAAGAAGTACAATTCCGAGTTGGCTTGCAAACGATCGATCTTCAAAACCTCGGTATCGTTAGCGTAATCAACGCCTACCCAGAGATTTGAATCCATACCGGTACTGAAGTTGCCCAGCACGATTGTGTGTTCCGGAACCCCGACAATAGGAATGATTCTCTTGCCTTTGAAGCGATACTTGTTCACTTCTGTGTTTTCAGAATACTTCACCTGCTTGTCAGAAAGATACTGGTCGTAAGCATCCCAAGCGTCCCAACCCATGACATAAACCAGATTGGAGTTTTTGCGAATCTGTTTCGGACATTTCTTCCACATCGCATACATCGCTTTTTCGACAGCCGCACCATCCGTCAATTCGGTGCTGCCAGCCAAAATGCACTGACCACCTGCTTTTGTTTCAGCGTCCTGTGCGTTTACATTGTCGATAATGCGTTTGATAACGCCATCGAAGTATTTTTCCTTGCCATCTCCGATCTTTGTGCATCCGGAAGGTTCTGTTACTTTTGCGCTTGCATTACCACCTTTTGCGCTTGTCCAGATTGCATTGCCAATGTATTCGTTCTTCTTGTCCATCAACAGACGAAGCATTGTCGCCTGAATCTTCGGATCAAGTTCACGGAATACCAGATTACCTTCGGGTTGTGCGAACTTCCAGTATTTTTCATAGTCACGTGGGTTAAATTCCAGATAAACCATGAAATCTGCCGGTTCCAGATAGCGTTCGGTCAGCGTGTATTTGTTGAACTCATCGTTGCTGCCTCCCTGAGTGCTTGTCGGGGTCGGCACGTTATCCTGAATGATGTCGCCGAGTTTGATAGCCGGAAGCGTATATTTATGCTGGATTCCGCTCTTGATGTGAATCAGCCCTTCCTTATATGTGTCGTTACCCTGTGCGGTATAGGTTAGCAAGTCTTCAAGAACTTCACCTGCGTAACCATTTTGAGCAAAATTTACTGTACTTGCCATTGTTCGTTAAGTTTTGGTTTTAGTTTTTTAGGAAAGTGTTTTAAACTTGAAATCCGCACCGACAACAGCCTTGACTTTCTCAGCCATTTTTTCTTCCGCAGTTTTAGCGGCTTCCTTAGCTGCATCAATGTTGGCCGGATCGTCTGCGATTTCCTTTGTGATGGTTTCACGAGCCGGAATCGAAGCCAATGTCTTTTCAGCCAGATCAAAGTTTGCGGTCGCCATCTGAACCCATTGTTCCTTGGCCCCGTTTTCAATCTTGCCTTCGTTAATGGCATTCTGAACCATAGTCTCAATTTTGGCTTTTTTCTCGTCAGCCTCCTTCTTTTCGTATACGCTCAGTTTGGCGTTGACACTATCCAAATCCTTTTGCATGTTCTGGATGGTAGCCTCTTTACCTGCGATAACGGTCTTCGCATCTTCCAGATCCTTTTGGGTTGTGGTAAGCTTTGCTTCAACCGCCAACAGATCAGAGATACGAGCCATAACGTCTTTAACCTCGAAAGTGCCGGTCATGCCAAGCGAAGCCGCTACCGCTCCGATCTCGAATCCGATAGTTTTTCCTTCGTTCATAATATTTTCTGCTTTTTTGTTAAGAAATTGATTGTTGTCTTTTTGATTAAGATTAGAAGATTCGTTTTCGGATAGTTTATTTTCATCTATCTCCGAATTGATCTTACACATCATATCCTGAATCATGGCAGCATTGTTCTCGATGCCGTTTATTCCATTCCTTACCTTGTCGCAAACCTGTTTGGATGTTTTAAGCACGCAATCGGCAGAAATGATTCCGGCCTTGACTGCCGCTTTTGCATCAAAGAACGTCCCGTCCTTGTCCGCTTCCCCGTTCATAATCGCCTTGACATGTTCTTTCGTGAGTCCGAAACGCTTGCGGTAGATGGTTTCGATCTGTCCGGTAAAAGCCTTTACCATATCCGACTGTTCTTCCCCGGCTCCAGGCATGAAGGGGTTGTGAATCATAAGAATGGAATAATCCCTCATTAAAGACCTGTCACCTGCCGCCCAGATAACCGAACCCATGCTGGCGGCGATCCCCTCAATTATACATTCTGTCGGTATTTTGGAATTGGAAATGGTCGAGTAGGTAGTCATGCCATGCAAGACAGAGCCTCCCTCGGAATTAATCAATATCCTGATAAGAGAAGGTCTGACGCAATTTTCCAGAAATTCAAATTCGGAATTGAATTGACTGGTGGTCTCTTCGGTTACTCTGCCGAAGAATTTGATAACAGCCACCTCGCCCTGTTTGGCTTCTCCAACAATGTTTTTTAAATTATTGATGTCCATAGTGTTTTAATACAAATAGATAAATGAAATAATATATGTTTTTCTTATTCCTGCACTTTGTCTGTCAGTGAGATATATTGTCCGTCCGACCACATCAAAGCGTTCTCATCCTCTGTCAATAAAGAATTGTATATCTGGTCTTCTTCAGGTTCCGGATCGGAGCCATCGGTCATAACAATACCGGTCACTTCATTATATGTAGGCGATGTATGGTTATCGTGTTGGTTCTCGTTATGTTCCGGCGCATCATCGTGATTGGTGAACGGAGGCATAACGAGATACTTTTTCAGCCATTTTCGATATTTCCATGCAGAATCCTCTCTGAACCACACTTCGTAATCGATCCAGTATGCCTGCAACATATTGGTAGTAGTCGGCATATCGTAATAAACCAGATTGCACCTTTCGTTTAAGGCCGGTTCGGTGTCCTTGGCATCCTGAATCTCCATGTTTATTCTCTGGAAGACATAGAAGGGATAACACTCTTTGTCTTCATCCTGATTGTTTAAAGTATTCAGGATAAACCTGACACGCATGGTCGCCCGACCTTCCCCGATACGTTGCTGCTGTACCAGATACCGGACATTGGTAAAATGTATGAATACAGCCGGAAAAGCAATTTCCATTTCCAAATTTTCACTTCTGATAATCCTCTCGAACTGCCCGTTGTCAATTTTGACCGTTTTAAATAGAGACGGGCTTTTCGGATCTTCTTCATCCTCCTTGATTTTAAGAATAGTTCTTTTTATCGCTTGGTAGATTTCATCAAGCGGATTCTTAGGCGTGGATTCCGGAAGAGTGACTTCCTCGTCCTTAGTATTTTCAGCTTGATTTTTTATTTGTGGTATTTTATCTCTTATCATGTAGGAAACCTCTTAAATAACACATTCTTAATTAAATCATTGTTTATATAATCATCTATCTCCTGACTAAAACCGATAAATTGTCTTTGTACGGGTTTTCGTGTGGAGTGTTGGTTTACAGTATATGGGGACACTCTTGGATCTGTATTATGTATAGCGGCGTAACCTACAGCTTTGCGATTGACTCCTCTTTTCCCATGAATAGCTTGGGAATTTTCATTTGTTTTGATATAATATTCAGCAACATATTGTTTGTATGTGTGTGTTCCGTTTGTTCTTCTTTTAGATTTGCCAAGTTCATGAACGTATGATTCAACCTCATAATTCGTTAATGGTGGTTTTTGTGGAACATAGCGAATAGAACTTTGCAATATCCCTGTATCGTATAAAATAGGATGTGTAAATTTTTTACCCCATCTTGATTCTCTTGGTTTCCATTTGCTTCCATTAAAACTTTGATTATCAAAAGATTTTTGAAAAACATTCTTACTGTATTGTCCAGCCAATGTGGTAAATTCCAATAAATCATGTGAAAACTTCCAAGGGACAAAATCTTTACATTTTTCTATCATCTGTTCTAAAGTAATCTTAGTGCCAGCCATAATTACGATATAAATTTAGATTTAATTTTTTCAGTAATCTCCTGTAATTTGGAAACCCTGTCTTTCGGTATCTTGAAATAAGGATGTGCATCACTGAAGATTTTTCCACCGGCAGCCAAACTTTCAGCGAATACCGGATTGACCAGCTCCTTGTATTTTTTGATTTTTTTTCTGTCAAGAGAAGCCGTAACAAACGATTCACTGCTTGTTCCATCTGAAAGCAGATAGCATCGGCACGCATAGTCGATAGGGGGGATCAAATCTACCGGAAACTCGTTTTTCGGAAAAGATATGCCTTCCAATGCCAAATGTGAAGCCCGGACTCTTTCGTCCCCTTGTGTCATATAGGTAACGATCGAGTTGGAGGCAACACCTATCCACCAGTATGCCATAGAAGCAGAATACAACACGTCTTCGTTTTCCACAGAAGCATACTGGAAATTGTATTTCTCACAAACCTCTTCGTATTCTTCCATATCCTCTATGTCCAATTCTTCCGGCAGTTCGTTTATCATCTGAAACTCTTCCGCAACCGCAAAATCAACCAGATTTTCGATTGCGGCTACCAAAATATCCCGTTCTTGCCTTTCTCTTTCCGTAAGAGAGGAATTGAAATTCTTCAACAGATCAAAAGCCTTATCGAAATCCATCCTGAGTCCGGTCAGTACACGATCAATCAGAAAAGAAGCCCTGAGAGCGACAATATCCTCAAACACTTCCCACGCCTCGGCACTGTTTTCTGCCCGATAAACGAATTTCCTGAACTCTTCCAGAATCAATAGAAACTCTTCCTTTTCACGACTAATCGGTTCTTCTTTGGGTATTTCGTAACGTTCGGCAACCACATCCGGGAATGAAGCCGTGCCGCCTACTTCATTCCCCGAATAAAATTTGTGACTTTGGAAGCTTGTCCTCTTGACCGACCATATCTGCGATAATATTCCTCGTCCGACATGATATGCCGGTCATTACTTCCATCTCCGATAGCACCGGATGTTCCGATTGCTCCGGTCATTACATTGAGTTGTTTTCCGACATTGATACCAAATTCTTTCTCGATCTCATCACCCGTAATCTCGTACTTATCCGTCAGAAGACCATACAGCTTGATACGGTCTTCATTGTTCATTTCGATACGGTTTGAATATTTGAACACCAGACCGGGTTTGATATATCCCATTATAACAAGACGGGGAACAATCTCTTCGTTCATTATATTTTCAATGTACCTGCGATACACTTCTATACGGTCACGAAATATGTCCTGATGCGCCTTTGTGGAACCGACATAAGACTGCATACCTCCGGCCATAGATTCCGATCCCAAAATCAGATTGGAAACCTCGCTGTTTACCAGTTCTATCAGCCCTGTGTAGATTTTCTCCGAGTTCGACATTGTAAAGGTCTTGATGTCCACTTCGTCTTCCAGTCCGGTCACGATAACCTTGTTTTGTGCAGCATTGGCAATGTCATTTGCCAGACGTTTTCTGTCCGCATTGTTTTCCGACACAGTTTTCCCATGAATGATGGGCTGGCCGTATGTATGCGAGAAATTGACGTAGTTGGCCATCGTAAATTTCTTAGCCAGAATAAGAGGTGTGGTAGCGGAAAACAGACCGAGATCCCCGGATGAAATAAGCACATAATTGTTCTTGTAGGCAGGAGATGTGACATCCCAGTTGGGAAGCCATATACCCTGTCTTCTTAGTACCACCTTCTGATCCGGCAGCACGTTTCTTCGCTCAACAATATTAATATGGCTGAGTTTTCCCGTAAGCGGATTTATATCAGGCAGAATCTCCAACAATGTATATCCGTACAGTTTGGATTCCACAATTCCCTTGATCATCTTGTCAAACTGGGAACCCTGTATCTTTTGTGTTTCTTCCACATCTTTGACATACTTGCCTTTTTCGTTAATCTTCGCAAGCATATAACGATCACCGAGAATCTGACTTTCCAGGGTCTCTATGACCGATCGTATATGTGCGTCCTGCTGCAAGCTTGCCTCATACAAATCGATGAGCCGTGACCTGTCGTCCAAGATTGTCCCCAGTTCTACGTTTGAACGTGTGGATTTATATCTGTTGTTTCTCTCGATTTCCCAGACATATTCCTGTATCGTCTTTTTGCTTGTTCTGAAAATACTGTCAAGTAGCTGATTATTAAACGCTCCTTCTATATTTTTACTATCCATAAGTTATGTTTTAAAAAGAATAGGTGTGGAGCGGACAATCTGTTGTTTAGGGATATGTAAACCTGTATTATGATGATAATGATTGTTATTGAAAATTATAACATATCGATTATCTTCTCTTTATATAAAGATATGTTGAATTTTTGGGTATATGATATTATTTGTTTATTATATCTTTTATATGTATGTTTAAATAGCAATATATCAAATATATAAGTAAAAATACAAAATAAAATATATGAAATATTATGATTGTATTATATAAAGACATATCTTTGCGGCGTAATTAAAAACCAAAACATATTTATTTAACCAATTAAAGTATACCGACTATGAATACAGGTATTGAATTTTACAGACTCCGCTTCGAGTATATGGGCGAGGACAGTGACGGAAAGTTAGCAACCAAGAAAGAAGACGATTTGGTCATTGCGGTAAATTACACGGACGCAGAAGCTCTGGCGTTTGAAATGATGGAAGAAATGAAGCAATATAATGATTCCGTCAAATATGAGATCGTGAAGGCAAAAATCCCCGAACTACTCTTTACAGACATCTTCTCCACAGACAAGGAGTATAAGGAAAATTATGTGTTGTATTTCTTTTCGGAAGAAGAGGATGAAGCGGCCTTGTTTGCAGTGAGCGTCAAATACACGGAGATCAGCGATAACGGCAAGGAAAAATCCAAGAAAGAAAACATCTACGTTGCCGCTTCCTCTCCGAAAGAAGCCTACGATTTTGTCTCCAAGTATTTGACGAAAGTTGAAACCCGTGACTGGGCGATTCGTGATGTGAAGTTTGACAAGGCTTCTTCTGTCTTGGTAACTGAAGAAATGCACAAAAACAATTTGTTTAAATCCGAAAATGCCGGGCTATTATGAAAAGTAAAGTGATTGTGTGCAAGGAGATCAAGTATGCGGAATTTCCGGATCTTCTGACAGGCGCAGATCAAGAAGGGAATCGTTATGCGGATATGACGCATTTTTTGGAAAAGAAAGGCAAGACTGGGACAAACCATATAAGTTTGTTCCAGATGAACTTTCTTTCATGGATAAATGCAGCCGTTGCAGCTTACGATGTGCCGAGAGAAGACATAATCATCAACGAGACCAATACCGGGCACGTACTGATTATGGAACCCCTTGAACTTCTCCTGATTGCCTATGTCGATACGGATTTTGGAATGTACATGCTGGAAAGGATTGAAGAATTGTTTTCAAACGGTTTTGTCATTTCCGATTCGGCCATCTTATCCCAAGCACAAAATAGATTTAGTTCTGAACAATTACAAGATTTATTAAATGGAAAAAGAAAGTAACGGATTTTTAAAAGAACCAAAACAAGTATTAGTTTTCAATGCAGCACAAGTTCTGATAGCGATTACCCGTTCGGTCAGAAGTGCTTATGAATTAACTGGAGGAAATTTACAGGCTATCTCCTTCGCATGTACAGGCAGGTTTATTTCCACGGGTGGTTTTTACTTCAGGCACGTATCTCCCCATGTGGAAATAGAAATGAGTGATATAGGAAACCTGAAGCTGTCCGATTATGACCAGTTATGCGGCGTAACCCGAAAATATCACTCAGTAAGAAAAATGGCTCATAATAGAGAAGCAAGAATAAATAAAATCAAAACCTTAAAGTAATGAAAGTAGAAATCGTAAACAAATCAAAACATGAGTTGCCAAAATATGCAACTGCAAGTTCAGCCGGAATGGACATCCGTGCAAATATTGAACAGCCGATAGTATTGAAGCCACTGGAACGTTGTCTTGTTCCTACGGGACTACATATTGCGCTTCCAGAAGGATATGTAGCTAAAATATGTCCTCGTAGCGGCTTGGCATTGAAAAAAGGAATAACCGTATGTAATGCGCCAGGGGTTGTGGATGCAGATTTTCGAGGTGAAATTGGCGTTATTTTGATTAACCTTTCGTCTGAGGATTTTACAATCAATGATGGAGAGCGTATCGCCCAGATGGTAATTGCTCACTATGAACAGGCAGAATGGGAACCGGTAGAAACGCTGGATGATACAGAGCGTGGAACTGGAGGTTTCGGGCATTCGGGGGTAAAATGATGGGTTATAGTGGGGAATATTCCCCACTA